TCAAGAAACCCAAACATCAAGTTGAACCCCACCGGGGCAGAGCTCTACAGGGGGCATGCTCTTCGCGAAGGGAGATACGTCTCAAGCGCGATCAAGGAGGCGCGAGAGGACGTGATCAACGCAGAGTGGAAGCTCGTGCAGACATCGAAGAAGCTCAAGAAGCTCAAGAAGCTCACGCTGGCGAGGGAGATGTCGAAGGACTCGAAGAACGTCACAAAGAAAGCAGTCTCCGAAGACAAAATTGCAGCCCTGGCGAGAGCTGAGAACGCGGCGGAGAGGGCAGAGATCAAGAAGGCTCGCAAGGCTGGCCTCAAACGGGAGGATTATGCCTCTGAGACGCACGTCGTCGAGTACATTGAGGCCCCCGGCAGGAAGTCCTACTCTGACGTCGCCACGATGAGGCTCGCAAACGATCAGGCTGAGCCCCTGAAGGGGGAGAAGATCCTTGTGTCGACAGACGCAGCAACCGTCCGCGTGCAGAAGAGGGAGATCAGGGTCGCAAGCGAGTGGCCGCCCAAGTTCAAGAAGGACGAGCTCACTGGGCTCCTCGAGTGGACATCAAGACAGGTGATCTGCAATAGGAACATCTCCCTCTCGAGAGACAATGAGGAGTGCGTCGTCCTCATCGGTGACAAGCCCGCCGGGAAGTGGACCGTGACCAGGCGGTCAGAGTCGGACGTGAAGTCGAACCTCCTCTCTGTGGCGCTCTGGGGAACTGCGGATGTGGCGGTCAAGGCATACGACCTGACACCCGACGGGTATCACGACGGGACCGCATATGACATGAAGGTGAGGTCGTCCAACCCGATGGCTGCCGTGGTGAGCGCAGTGGAGAAGTACCGCATGATGTCGAAAGAGATTGTGAGAGTGGTGGTATACACGAACGGAAGAGTGCTGAGCAACTACGACTGGGGTGAGGATGCGGGTTCAAGGGGGGGCTCAACGGGCGAGAGGGGTTGGGACTTTGCGTGCATGGTCAGCCAGCTGAGCGAGACAGTGCAGGCGTTCTCAAAGTTATTCGGGGATGTCGGCATCGCCTCATCGAGGGAGGTGGAAGCCCTCGGGGCAGGCAAGCCATACCCGACACCGGGAAGAGACACAAACAATTTCGACTACGTTAAGTCGATGCACCACATCCAGATGGAGGCGCTTGCGAGGCGCTCGAACGACGGTCTCGACCTGGAGAGCCTGATGGAGGAGCTGGATGACTCTCAAGATCAGCACGCTGCGATAGAGACGTACCTGCAAGGGATGGGTGCGCTGACGAGCAAGGGCAATGACTACCTGGACGAAAACGGC